GGAAGGCTGGGATAGCGAACACGAAGAGGATTATTGATAAGTTGGTGGAGTTAGGTGCGGTGAAGCGGATTGAGGGGAAGTTTAGGAGTGTGAGGCCGGTGTATTTGAACTTTAAGAACATCAATTGATGCAGCGCACAATGAGCATTGATACCGGCCTTGTTTTTTTGGCACCTCTCAGAGTGTGTTGCGGTGCAGCATGAGTAACTTAAAAGAGTTGATTGGGCGGTTGTCTGAGGACGAGTATCAGAAGTTACTGGAGCAGGTAGCTGGGTATAAGGATGCGTTGACGCGGGAGAAGGCGAATAAGGGGTTTATGGAGTATGTGAAGGTGATGTGGCCGGGGTTTATCCATGGGCGGCATCATGCGGTGATGGCGAAGAAGTTTGAGGAGATTGCGGAGGGGAAGGTTAAGCGGTTGATCATCAACATGCCGCCGCGGCATACGAAGAGTGAGTTTGCGAGTTACCTTTTGCCGAGTTGGTTCTTGGGGAAGTACCCGAATAAGAAGGTGATTCAGGCTTCGAACACGGCGGATTTGGCGGTTAACTTTGGACGGAAGGTGAGGAACCTGGTTTTGTCGGAGACGTATGCGAAGGTCTTTCCGGGTGTGACGTTGAGGCAGGACAGTAAAGCGGCTGGTAGGTGGGCGACGAATAAGGGTGGGGAGTACTTTGCTATTGGGGTGGGGGGTACGGTAACGGGTAAGGGTGCGGACCTGTTTATTGTTGACGATCCTCATTCCGAGCAGGAAGCGGTATTGGCTGGGTCGAGTCCGGAAGTTTTTGACAAGGTGTATGAGTGGTACGAGTCTGGACCTAGACAGCGGTTGCAGCCGGGTGCTGCGATTGTTGTGGTGATGACGCGGTGGGGTGCGAGGGATTTGACTGGCCGGTTGTTGGATAGGGCGGCTCAGTTAGATAGATCAGATGAGTGGGAGGTGATAGAACTTCCCGCGATTATGCCGAGTGGGAATCCTTTGTGGCCGGAGTTCTGGTCGATAAAGGAGCTGGAGTCTTTAAGGGAAGAGCTAGCACCGGCTAAGTGGAATGCGCAGTATCAGCAGAGTCCTACGGCTGAAGAAGGGGCGATCGTAAAGAGAGAGTGGTGGAAGATGTGGGAAAAGGACGATCCGCCGCCTTGTGAGTTCATTATCCAGAGTTGGGACACGGCGTTTACGAAAAACGAGAGAAGTGACTTCTCGGCGTGTACGACGTGGGGGGTGTTTTATCACAACGAAGACCCGAACGATGCGCACATCATCCTGTTAGATGCGTTTCAAAAGAGGATGGAGTTTCCGGAGTTAAAGGAGAAGGCGTACTCGAGCTATCAGGAGTGGAGTCCTGATGCGTGCGTCGTGGAAGCGAAAGCCGCTGGGAACCCGTTGATCTTTGAATTGAGACGAATGGGGTTGTCGGTATCGGAGTATTCACCGCACAGGGGTAATGACAAGTTTGTCCGTATGAATGCGGTGGCAGATTTGTTTAGAAGTGGAAAAGTCTGGAGGCCGGGGACGCGCTGGGCTGATGAGGTAGCCGAACAACTGGCGGCTTTTCCTAATGGCGCGCATGATGACCTGTGTGACAGTACTACGCAGGCACTGATACGATTCCGGCAGGGCGGTTTTGTGCGTTTGGATTCTGACGAAGACGACGAGCCGCGGTCATTCCGGCGCAAACGCGCTTATTACTAGGAGCCAACATGGCGACCAGTTTTATGGATAAAGGTCTATATGCAGCACCCGTTGGGCTTGCGGCATTAGAAGAGGGTCCAGAGCTTGAGATTGAAATCGAAAACCCGGACTCCGTCACGCTTTCTGATGGCAGTATGGAGATTACGCTGATCCCTGATGCTATGGGAGAGGGTGAGTTTGATGAAAACTTGGCTGAAGTATTGGATGACGGGGAGCTGGCTTCCTTGGCGTCTGAGCTATTGGAGCAGGTTGACTCAGACCTTCAGTCTAGGAAGGAGTGGGCGGACACGTACGTAAAAGGTCTACAGGTTTTGGGCTTCAAATATGAAGAGCGAACCGAACCTTGGGACGATGCATGCGGTGTTTTCTCCACTCTATTGGCTGAAGCTGTGATTCGTTTCCAAGCGGAGACGATGAGCGAGACATTTCCCGCTGCTGGTCCGGTAAAAACCAAGATTTTGGGCGACTTTACCAAGGACAAAGAGCTGGCTGCTGACCGAGTAAAGGCTGATATGAACTATCAGCTGACGGAAAGGATGGTGGAGTACCGATCAGAACATGAAAGAATGCTGTATTCGCTGGGATTGGCGGGGTCGGCGTTCAAAAAAGTGTACTACGACCCCCGTTTAGGGCGGCAAGTATCGATTTTTGTACCTGCTGAGGACGTAATTGTCCCCTATGGCACGTCACATTTAGAGACTGCCGAGAGAATTACGCACGTAATGCGTAAAACCAAGGGGGAAATGGACGTTTTGATGGCAAAAGGCTTCTATCGGGACTTAGATCTCGGGGAGCCCATCTCATTTCACACCGATATTGAGAAAGCCAAGGCGGAAGAAAACGGATTTACGCTCACAAGTGACGATCGTTACGCAATTCACGAAATTCAGGCGGAATTGAGTTTGCCCGGGATTGATGACGAAGAGGAATTACCTAAACCGTACATCGTTACGATCGACCGCGGGACTACTAAAGTCCTGGCAATTCGTAGAAATTACGAACCCGGCGATAAATTGATGCGGCCTCGCCAGCATTTCACCCATTACGTGTATATCCCGGGATTTGGGTTCTACGGTTTGGGATTAATCCACATTATTGGGGGCTATGCCCGTGCCGGCACTTCTATCATTCGCCAGCTCGTTGACGCTGGCACTCTTTCAAATCTTCCAGGCGGTCTTAAATCTCGTGGATTGAGGATTAAAGGGGACGACACCCCGATTGCTCCGGGTGAATTTAGAGATGTAGACGTTCCCAGCGGGTCGGTACGCGACAACATTATGACGTTGCCGTACAAAGAGCCGAGCCAAGTGCTGGCGGCGCTGCTTGAGAAGATCACGCAAGAGGGCCGTAGGCTTGGTGCCATTAGCGACATGAATGTGTCGGACATGTCTGCGCAAGCCCCAGTGGGCACGACGCTGGCGATTCTTGAACGTACGCTAAAGCCGATGGCCGCGGTGCAAGCTCGAGTGCATTTCGCGATGAAACAGGAGTTCAAGCTCCTGAAAGCGATCATTGCTGAGTATGCAGATGAGCCCTATGACTACATCCCCGAAGGTGTAGATCGTAGAGCGCGAAGTGAGGATTACGCACAGGTAGATGTGATTCCTGTAAGCGATCCGAATGCTTCGACGATGGCACAGCGGGTTGTGCAGTATCAAGCGGCATTCCAGCTGTCGCAGTCTGCGCCACAGCTGTATGACCTGGCATATCTGCATCGTCAGATGAATGAGACGCTAGGTATTAAGAACATCGACAAGCTCATCCCGAGTTCTGAAGATGCGAAGCCGCGCGATCCGGTGTCAGAGAACATGGGCGCTTTGATGGGCAAGCCTATGAAGGCGTTTATTTATCAAGACCACGAAGCCCATTTAGCGACTCACCAGTCATTTATGCAAGATCCAATGATTGCCCAAGGGATTGGTCAAAACCCGATGGCAAATCAAATCATGGGCAGCTTGCAGGCCCACATTGCAGAGCACCTTGGGTTCTTGTATCGCAAGCAGATCGAAGAAAGGCTTGGCGCTCCTCTTCCCGGTCCGGACGATGCGATGCCAGAAGAGATCGAGCTGCAACTGTCGCGGCTGATTGCGGACGCAGGAAAGCAGCTTACACAGATCCATCAACAAGAAGCTGCGCAACAACAGGCACAACAGGCCGCTCAAGACCCGTTGTTCCAGTTGGAGCAGGCCAAGGTCAAGATTGCCGAGCAAGAAGCCGCGGCCAAGATGCAAAAGGTGCAGGGCGACTTGGCGTTGAAAGCGCAAGAGTTGCAGCTCAAAGCGCAGGCAGACGCAGCCAAAGCGCAACCAGATGCAATCAAAGCGCAGGCCGATGCAATTAAGCTACAGCAGGAACAGGTAGCGGCTCAGGCGCGTCGCGCACAAGAGGCGGCAGAGTTTAATCAAAAGTTCCAGCAAGCGGCAGAAATGCACAACCTAAATCTGCAAGCGCAACTTGAGCGGAGTCGTTTGCAAATCGAACAGGCAAGAGCTTTGGTCGAGGCGCGCAAAAACTCTAACAAGGATTGAACGTGGCAAAGACCGTCTATGACGTGCTGATGGAAAAACTCACCGCCCATGCAGCGGCGGTTGCTGATTCGGTGGCCTCTGGCGCAGCTAAAGACTACGCGGAGTACCGAGAACTTTGCGGCTTGATTCGAGGACTAGAGACCGCAAAGCGTGAAGTAGCAGACCTCGCGCAAATCCAAATGGAAAACGACGATGACTGATGTCAAACCCGAGCTTACTGAAGAAGAGTTTGAAGCTCAGCTACCCAAACCGGTGGGATACCACCTGCTGATTGCACTGCCGATGGTTGAAGAAACGTATGACTCCGGGCTTGTTAAGGCGGATCAAACGAAACAAGCAGAGCAGATTATGTCCATGATGGGCGCTGTCCTAGACATGGGCGATCAAGCGTATGCAGATAAAGAGCGATTCCCCACGGGGCCGTGGTGCAAGATCGGTGATTTCGTGATGTTTCGCCCCAACTCAGGAACGCGCTTCAAGGCCAATAGTCAGGAGTATCGACTGTTGAATGACGATTCAATTGAAGCGGTAGTGCCAGATCCACGGGGAGTGACACGCGTATGACCAGCACAATCGAAAACGTAAGCGAAGGCGTAACCTGGGACTTTTACTGGTATGAGCTTACAAATGCCAAAGCCAAGCTGCTGGAAGTTCAGCAATCTGTGGACAAAGTGTTGAAGACGCTCGAGGCCCGGCAAAAGGAGCAGGATGATTATGTCTTCTATTTACGCAGTAAGTTAGACCGACTTCAGGTGGAAATAAACACCTTGCGAAAGGAATAACATGCCGATGGAAAAAGTAGAGTTTGAGTTTCCAACGCCCGATAAAGACGATAAAGATATCGAGGTAGCAGGAAACCCGACTGCCAAAAACGTAGACGAGGACAAGGCGTCTAACGTTGAAATTGAGGTGGTCGATGACACACCCCCACAAGACCGGGGCCGCAAACCAGCCGATCCTCCCTCAGAAGTAACGGAGGATGAACTATCAGAGTATTCCGAGAAGGTTCGGAAACGCATTCAGCACTTCACTCGCGGGTATCACGATGAGCGCCGTCGCGCAGAGGCGGCAGAGCGTGAACGTGAAGAGGCGGTTCGTTACGCTCAATCCATTATGGATGAGAATAAACGGCTGCGGGAAACTCACGAGAAAACACAAGCCGCGCTTATTGAGCAGGCAAAAGCTCGAGCAGGAATTGAGCTTACGCAGGCCGAGAGAGCGTACAAAGCTGCTTATGAAAGCGGGGATTCTGATCAACTTGTCACCGCTCAGAAGAAGCTTATCGAAGCGACTAACAAAGTTGATAAGATTTCCAACTGGAAACCGGCGCCTTTACAGCAGAAAGAAACTCCTGTAAAAACGCAGGAATCCGCTCCGACGCCGCAAGTTGACTCCAAAGCACTGAATTGGCAGAAACAAAATCAGTGGTTTGGACAAGACGATGAAATGACCAGTCTTGCGCTGGGGCTGCATCAAAAGCTGGTCAGAGAGGGCGTAAACCCTCAGAGTGATGATTACTACGACCGCATTAATAGTCGTATGCGCCAACTCTTCCCGGATAGGTTCGATTCGGACGAAGATACTGCTTCAGAACCACCGGCTGAAAAGCCGCGCCGCTCTTCTGTCGTTGCCCCCGCAACGCGCAGTACCGCTCCGACAAAGATCAAACTGACCGAATCAGCGGTCAAGCTAGCAAAGAAGCTTGGTCTTACTCCGGAACAATACGCCCACTCGGTTGCTGAATTGAGGAAACAAAATGGCTGAAAACAGACAAAACCGCGAACTTGAGACTCGAGAGAAAACGGCCCGCAAGCGTGCTTGGAATCGCCCGGACGTTCTTCCGACTATCACGCCAGAACCCGGATGGGAACATCACTGGGTTCGTGTAGCTACGCGCGGCCAACCTGATCCCATGAATGTTTCTCTCAAACTTCGTGAGGGCTGGGAACCGGTCAAAGCAGCTGATCATCCAGAAGTCTTTTTGGCGAATATCGAAAGTGATCGCTTCAAGGACAACATCGTGATTGGCGGCTTGATGCTGTGCCGAGCCCCTGCAGAAATGGTTGAAGATCGAACCGAGCATTACCAGCAGCAAACTGAAGCTCAGATTCGATCGGTTGACAACAACTTCATGCGTGAGAACGATCCGCGGATGCCGCTCTTTGCGGAGCGCAAAACCAAGGTGACGTTCGGGCGCGGTCAATAATTTAGGAGTCTTAAATGGCTTACCCCACGGTTGATAAGCCCTACGGGCTAAAGCCGATCAATCTGATCGGTGGGCAGGTGTTCGCCGGTTCTACGCGGATGTACAACATTACTTACGCGTACGCCACGGACATTTTCTATGGTGACTTCGTTGCGCTCGTTCGCGGTAATCTTGAGCGTATCAGCGTTACGGACGGCACTGCAGGTACCCTCGTTGGTATCTTCCTCGGCTGTACGTACACTGATCCGACGACCAAGCAAAAGCGATTCTCGCAATACTGGCCGGCTTCGACCGCGGCTGGCGATGCGCTAGCGTATATTTGCGATGACCCGGATACCGTGTTCCAGGCTGCGATTTGCTCGTCCGGCACCACGATCGCCTCTGGCGCGCGTGCGATGATTGGGCAAAACCTCAAATGCTTGAACAACACCGGCAACCTCAACACTGGCAATTCGTTGAATGCGTTGCAGGCTTCTTCGACTAGCCCGGGCACGACCTCCTCGTTTCCGATTCGCGTCATTGGCGTAGTTCCGGAGACTGCGGTGTCGCTTGGGACTGCAACGTATTCAAGCATTTCGACGGCGGACGTTACTTGCTCGGCGCTGCCTTTTGCACTGCCGGCTGGTACGGACGTTGGTAGTCTTGCTTCAAACGGGCAGTACATCCCGTCCGGTTCGTTTGTTGTTAGCGCCGCCAGTGCTGGTGCAACGACGTTTTCTCTGAATCAAGCGCCTTTGGTGGCGTTTGCTTCTAGCGCAACGTTGGTGTTTACCCAGTATCCCGAGCTGTTGGTTAAGCTCAACTTCGGTCAGCACGAGTATTACGCTGCCACCGCGACGGCCTAAAGGAGTTAAGTCATGGCTATTTCACGCGCACAACTACTGAAAGAACTCCTCCCAGGGCTTAACGCGCTGTTCGGTCTGGAGTACAAGCGGTACGGCGAAGAGCACAAAGAGCTTTACGAAACCGAGACCTCCGAGCGTTCGTTTGAAGAGGAGACCAAACTCTCCGGCTTCAGCGCCGCTCCGGTCAAGAACGAAGGCTCTGCACTGGCCTACGACAACGCGCAGGAAGCGTGGACGGCTCGCTACGTTCACGAGACGATCGCTATGGGCTTCTCCATCACCGAAGAGGCGATGGAAGACAACCTGTACGATTCGCTTTCGGCACGTTATACGAAGGCTCTTGCCCGTGCTATGGCGTACACCAAGCAGGTCAAGGCTGCGTCGATTCTGAACAATGGCTTTAACTCCGCTGTTACCTACGGTGACGGTGTTAGCCTGTTCTCGACCGCGCATCCGCTGACTTCTGGTGGCACCAACAGCAATCGCCCGACGGTTGCGGCTGACCTGAATGAGACCTCCCTCGAGGCGGCTGTCATTCAGATTGCCGGCTGGACCGATGAGCGTGGTCTGCTGATCGCCGCTAAGCCGCGCAAGCTGGTGGTTCCTCCGGCCCTGCAGTTCGTGGCAACGCGACTGCTGGAAACCGAACTTCGTGTTGCAACCGCGGATAACGACGTCAACGCTCTTAAGACGATGTCGAGCATCCCCGAGGGCTTCACGGTGAACCACTATCTCACCGACACCAACGCTTGGTTCCTCATCACCGACGTGCCCAACGGTCTGAAGCACTTTGTGCGGACCCCGATGCAAACGTCGATGGATGCGGACTTTGATACCGGCAACAGCCGTTACAAAGCACGCGAGCGTTATTCGTTCGGTGTCAGCGATCCGCTGGGTGTGTTTGGTTCGCCTGGTGCATAAAAACTCTTAACAGGAGTTTTGGGAAGGGGGCTTGTGCCCCCTTTTCTTTTGTGCTACAACACTGTTATTCCGGGGTTATCCCGTGTATCAGACAGTCCCGGCTGACGACATGCAGACTGATACGCGCTACTCGCATGTGAGGATTAGATGGCTAACACTTCTTTTTCCGGCCCGGTACGTTCGCAGAATGGTTTTGAAACCATCTCGATCAACTCTTCTACCGGCGCTGTCACGGTCGGACCGTCATTTTCCAGTTCTGGTGTAGTTGCAGCCCCTGTATCGCTGGCTG